ACCACCCTTTCGGATAGATAAAGTATCAACTACGCGGCTAGCCTAGCATTAAGCAAGCTTATAGTAAATTAATCGTATGGTATTTTATAAAGAGCTGGGGGACCGACTAAATAACCAAAAGAAAAGTCGTCAGCGGCTGCTTGATAAACATAAGCACCGCCAAAAGTTGCGCGAGTAACCCCACCAGAAGTTGTAGCTACAGAGTGTTTGGGGCGTATAACTGGTCCATAACGTTCTTCTTGGAAGTCAGTTAGGGGCGTATCTAATCCAGTAGGATCATGAGAACGACGGAGAAATACTTTGTTTCTACGAACTAAGGGTCCATCCGCATTGCCGATAATCCCCTCAGTAACGACAGAAATAGGGATGGAATTGTAATAAGGAACCTCAAACTCTAAAACATTATTCAAATCAGAAGCAGCTAAATGTTCGAATCGTTGCATATTATTAATGTTGAAGAAAGTACCCAGAAAGGGTCGCGCCACTTCTCCGTTATCAATTATCTCGTGATCACGAACAGCAAAAGTTGGCAACGCAGAACGAGTTGGAAGCACATTAACACCATCTATAACATTAGTATAATCATGAGCTACAGCAGCAGTCGAAGTAGCAAAACCTTGGGTAGTGCACTGCGTCGCTAGGGAGGGGATTGAAACCACTTTGTAACGGACACCTCCTCTATAAAATCTAAAGAGATAAGAAACACGATACAACGGGTGCATCGATTTGAAACGCACCATAGCGGTATAGTCAAGAGTAGAAACTGCGCCAGTAACTGAAGATCTAGTAGTAGGAAATGAAATAGATTGAGAATCATTATAATTATTAGTAGCTTCACCAAAGTAGGCGGGGTCCAAGGTGATTTGATTAAATAAATAAGTAGAAACGGAATGATCTAACCCACCAATATATGCTCCAGTCACACCATCCATATATGGAAAAGGCAAAGAATAGTTCATAATGCAAAATCTCTTAATTAACTGTCGTAAATTAGTGATTTTCTCACCGATAGAGAGTTCCTCAAAACCAGTAAGACTAAGCGGAGGAGCTTCAAAGACTTTGACACTATCATCTTGAACTTGTT